GTAGGTGAAGAAAAAGAAAAACAAGAATTACAAGATGCACTATTATTTGGGATTTCCACACCCGATAGTACTGGTACGTTTGGTAACAAAACTGCTTCTTCAAATCAAGAAGATATTGGGAACGGAAAAGGGTTTCCAATTGACGTAGAAAAAGTCGTAAAACAGACTAACGAAGATTTAGAGTCATCAATAGAACGTAGGTCTATAAAGAACAAAAAGACCCTACAATTGAAATCAGATGAATACATAAAAATTGTTGAGATTAATGCAACAGAAAAAGATGCTGGTATCATGTGGGATTTAAATGGTGATTTAATTAGTGAATATGCAAAATCGGTTGAATACTTTTTAATAAATCATCCACAAGGTGTTTTTAAACAAGATAGAGACCCAATTGTACCTTTAAGTATTTCGTTAGAGATAGATGGTACAGGTGGACTATATCCTGGTGTCTTATTCACTACAAATTATCTACCAAGAGTTTATGCTGAAAATTGTTTCTTTATAGCAAGTTCAGTAAGTACTGCAGTTGATTCATCAACTTGGACTACATCCATAGAAGGAATGATGTCGATAAATCAAAGAAAACGACAAGAACAGAGGATAATAAATTTAGATTCAGTTTCTACGACAGGAAGAGAAGCACAAAAGGTTTGGTCTACATTATCAACATCTGAAGCTCTAATAGAGGTATCGGAGGCTCAATAATGACTGAAAAAGAAGCATTAAAAGAGGCAAAAAAATTAGGATTAAATTCCATACATGAGATGGGTAATGGGGAATTTATGCCAGGTAGTACACATCAACAATATGAGTCTTGGATAAATGACCCATTAAAAAGTGTTTATTCTAAATTAAGAACTTTAGAACCAACAGAATTTATACAAGGAAGTAATCAAATTGAGCCTACGGAAAAGGACTATGAAAGTGGATTCTTTTATAGATATTTTGCACAGGTGATTAATAATCCTGATGCTCCTATTTTAGAAATAACTGATAAGAGATTTGATGAGTATGATACTTATTACAAAATGACTAAAGTTAGGTGGAGACTAAGTGGAACACCAACTGAAGTAGAGACAAGTAACAAATCAGCTGTAGTTTTTTCATCTGAAAAATTTCCAACACTATTGAGAAAGAAATGGAATTATACGGAGTTTTACAAAAACTAACTAATACTTATAATAAATTAAAGGTTATAAAATGAAACAAAATGTTTTAGATAAAGGTTTTGTCGAGGTCATCGACAGCCTTGGTTCAGACTTAACAGTCGTCAATTCTGCTCGTGTATCATTCGGAAAGAGAAAAGAAAAGTTTACTGATGGGGATAGAAAATTAGTACGTTATCTTGCTAAGTATAAACATTTCTCACCATTTAGACATATCCAAGTTCAGTTTCATATTAAGGCACCTGAGTTTGTGATGAGACAATGGTACAAACACGTTGTTGGGATAGAGACAACATCCAACTCATCTACCAAAGACCATGCTTGGAATGAAATTAGTGGACGTTACGTACCTGTAGAAGACTTTTATACACCAGAAATATTTAGACAACAATCAGAAGATAATAAACAAGCCACAGAGGGTGCAGTCGAAGACCAACAAACTGCAAAACATCATTGGGACGTGGCTATGTTTCACGCTAAAGAACAATATGACAAGTTATTAAAAATGGGTGTCGGTAAAGAACAGGCCAGAGGTATATTACCTTTGAATCAATATACAGAAGTTTATTGGACTGCTTCTTTTCAGGCTATCATGAATTTTATTGAACTTAGATATGAAAAAACATCACAATGGGAAATACAAGAATATGCCAAAGTGTTGTTAGATATCGTAACCGAGTTGTTTCCTGAAACAACAAAAGCATGGATGCCGAACATAGGAGTGACAGATGGCTAAGAGGGTTTATAAAACGCCAGTTGGTGCAATACCAAAGATTGTAAATAACATAGAATTTAAAACACTCAATCAGAAGATATTTTATGACATAATAGGTGAGGAACATACACAACTTGTTTTGTGTCATGGAATAGCTGGAACAGGTAAGACTTATGTATCAATTTATAAAGCCTTACAAGATGTTTTAAGAAGAGGTTTACCATATGATAAACTAATAATCATCAATCCAACCGTAGATGTTGGTAACGAGGACAAGTTAGGATATTTACCAGGTGAGTTAGAAAAGAAAATACAACAATACAACGAGTCAACTTTTACTATCTTAGATAAGATTGTTGGTAAAGATAAGGCTTCCAAAATGATTCATGATGGTAAGGTTGAAATTAGTGTATTAAACTTTTTACGTGGTGTTAATCTTGATAATTGTTATGTCATTCTTGATGAGGCTCAGAACGTGTCACCGATGCAAATTAAGACTTTGATGACAAGAATATCGGATAATTGTAAAATGATTATACAAGGTGACTTAAGTCAATGTGATAAATACAAAACTAATGGTGTGACGAACTACGAAAAGAGTGGATTCTATGATGTATGGTTTAGGCTAAAAGGTATAGAGGGAGTTAATCATATGGAATTTAGTAGAGATGATTGTATCAGACATCCATTAGTGAAAAGAATATTAAAAACTTATGAGGATGAACACGAAATAAAACTCTAATTATTTAAAATGGTTATAATTGATAATAAAGAAGACTTACAAAAACTAAGAAGTAAGTTACATTCAGACAACGTTAATTGTGTGCCTATTTTATCGGACACCAATTTTCATCCAAAGAAAAATAGGATTAGTTTACTATACTTCGAGATAGATTCAGAAGAGTTTATATTGCCTATAAATCATTGTGAGTCTGTTAGGGTAAAACCATTTGATTTTAAGTTTGATTTTAAATTTAATGTTTTAGACAAAAAATCTTTTCTACATCTTATCTCAGAAAAATTAGATGTAACTGATATAAACCTAAAATATTATTTGTCCACGAATCAACAATTGAATGTTGACGAGTTCGAAACTAATGCTCATCATTTTTACAATAGAAAATATTATAAATCCATGTGGATTAATGACGTGATTCCAATCATGAAACACTTGGAATATTGTAGAAAAATTATATCAAAAATAAAAGATATGAATGAGACCCACGATGAGTATGATAAAGACCTAAATAATGCATTATATCACATAGAGAATAATGGAATACAGACCACTACGGGTATAGAGTACACTTCGTATAATCCATTCACATCTACTGGTAGACCATCAAATAGTTTTAATGGAATTAATTATGCAGCTCTAAATAAAAAAGATGGTAGTAGAAAGAGATTTATAAGTAGGTTTGGTAAAGATGGTATGTTGGTCGAAATGGATTTTGATGCTTACCACTTAAGGTTGATTGGTGAGGTAATTGGTTATAAATTCCCAAAGGGTTCAGTTCATGAACACATGGCAAAATTCTATGGGTGTGATTATGATGAGGCGAAATCATTGTCTTTTAAATATTTATATGGATTCATACCTGATGATATAAAGAAAATTAATCCATTTTTCGAGAAAGTTTCTGATTTTATAGACAAATTATGGAAGGACTATAAATCAACTAAAACTTTAACTTCAAATATTTATAGTAGACGTATTATGGGATATAACTTACACGAAATGAATAAGAATAAATTATTTAACTACATGATACAAACGTTAGAAACAGAAAATAACATCTCAATTCTAAATAAGTTAATCCCATCTTTTGTATCTCAAAAAAGTAAATTAGTGCTTTACAATTACGATTCTTTCTTAGTAGATTTTTCTAATGAGGATGGTGTAGATTTTTTGAGGAACATAAAAGAAACCATAGAACAAAATGGGAAGTATCCTGTTAAAGTTAGTAGGGGTTTAGATTACGATAATATGAAAGATATTACGGAGAAATTTTAATGATTACCGAAGCAACACAAATAGTAAAACTTTGGGAAAATAAAGTAGGTACTCAACCTAACATGAATGATGAAAACCATATCATGCACTTATCTATATTGCTTGTCGAACAAGGTTGGGATATAAATCAAAGAAGTGAATTATTCTCTATGTTAAATGAGGATGAATCATGGTGGAATAAAATGTCAGCAGACCAACAAGCTGATTATATCAAAAAACATCCAAAGTCACAAAAGGCTATGGATGCTAAAAAAGAAAAAGAAAAGGAAGATAAACCTAAGACAAAAGGTGATGTAAAAACAAGTGAACCAATTTCTGGTATAAATGATATCCAAACTGATTTAGAAAATAAAAGAGATAAAGGTGTGGCTGGTGCAGGTGGGCCTGTTGCATCACAAGGTGAGGCTAGATATTGTAACGCGATGAATAATCACGATGATGATAATTTTAAAAAAGAAAATCGTCAATTAATAGATAAGAAAAAAGAAGAGTTTAAAAATAGAAAATTAAAAGTAAAAGAACAGAATGATTTGAAGGCGTTAGGATTAGAGGGTGATGATGGATTAGAATACTTAGCAACTCGTGAAGTATTCGCTGATAAAGAACTCGAAAGAATTAAAAAAGACGAAGATTCAGTATTTTACAAAAAAGGAAAAACTGGTTTCAATGGTAGAGATGAAGATTATAAAGAATGGATGAGAGCCGCTTATGATGGTACATTATCCACAAGAAAAATCTTAGAAGAAGATACAGATTTAGATACGAGTAAACCAAATACCACAATGCAATCTGAAACTGAAGTTGATGATAAAATCGAAGCAGAAATACAGAAAAAATTAGATGAGGCTTCAGGTGAAGATAAAGAGTATTATGAAAAAGAATTAAAATCATTTCAAAAGTTTAGAAAGTATCATGATACATTTACAGTCGGTCAAGATAAAAAAGGTAGATTACATATAGTTTCTATATCTAATAAAAAAGGTAGTGATTTAAAAGACCCACAAAATAATACAACACCTAAGAAAAGGTTTGAACTTATTAAAGATAATTACGGAAGTGATGTTGCGGATACAGTTACTGATTCTTTAAACGATGGTATTGAAAGAGTTAGTGATACAAAACAATCAGCCGTAAAGAGAGGTGCTAGAGTAGAGGTAACAGATTCTATCGCACAAATATGTGAAACAAAAGATATGCAAAAGTATATGGATAAACTTGATGGTAATAAAAAGTTTTTAGAATTTGTTGAAAAGAGTGGGAAAAAACTAAGTGATTTATCGACAAAAGAAAAACTACAATTAATGCAGAAACATGCTGAAGAATTAATTGAGGGTGGTAAGAAACCTGCATACGAACCTTATGGAAAAATATGGACTAAGATTGGGGAGTTTAGTAGAACGAAAAGTTTTAAGGATAAATATTCTGATATAAATTTTGACGATGAGTCAGTTAATACAAGTATTCAAATTAAACAAGATGAAAAAGATGCTGTTAACTCGGCACATAAACAAGTTGTTACTGATATAACTGAGGCTGATGAGAAACAAGGATTTCCAAAGGATGGAAAAAATGGGCCACATACACAAGGATACATTTCGACTGTGATGAAAGCAATGCATTTTGATTCATACATTGATGGTGGTGATGGTAAGATGATTATACAAATGGGTATTAGAGGAGCTAAACCATCACAAATAAGAAATTGTTTAGCAGAACAAAGTGGATTTGGAACTGATGTGAAAACACCAGAACAAAGAAAAGAGTTGAAAAAGTATCTTAGAGAGAAATGTAGAATAGATTCAGAAAGTGGTGCTATATTTGTTAAATCACCTGATGGTGAAAGACAGATTGCAGAAGATACTTGGAGAACTGCTGGTACGTCACAAAAGGTAGCAAGTGGTTTTGGTAATGAGATGAGAGATTGTATTAAAGGTAAAGTAGATTCGGATAGGAAAAAATAATGAGAACTCAATTACTATGTACATTCGTAAATAAAAAAGATTTAAACTCTGTAATTAGTTTGATTATAGAGTGTTATGATGTTGTCTTTGACAAGATATATGTATTTGAAAACAATGAAGACCCAAATCAATTGTTTTGTACATATAATGTAGTACCTGATGATTTTGATTTTGCACAATCAAAGGACACTATATCACTACATAGAAAAAAACAAACAAATACATTATATACCATTAATGCATTAAATGAAATTATTAGAAGTGAAAACAATGGTGTGTTAGATAAATCATTTACCATCGAATGGGAAAATTTTCAAAATACATTATTATTGACTAATGAGAATGGATTACAGAAGATAATCACAAAAATACACACAGTTGTTAATACAAGGAATTGGGAAGAGAGTCATTTTAATAGATAGGTTGTAAATGGATTATCCATTTTTTGTGCCAGATTGGCCAATTAGAAAAAAAGTTACAGAGAAATATCCCGACCTTAAAATAATAAATGAACAACCAACATCATTTTGGTTTGGTTCTGGTAGAAAGACCATGAAGAATGTTGACAAAAAAGTTCGTAGATTATTACAAAGGGCTGAACCCTATTTGCCTGTATTAGTTTTATATTCGATACCATTTAGGGATATTGGACAATATTCAAAAGGTGGTGAACGAACATTTAAGGCATACAGAAAGTTCGTAAAAAAGTTTACTGAAGGTATAGGAGATTATGCTCCAATTGTAATATACGAACCAGATTCAATTCCACATTTAAGTCAATTCCACCACAAAGATAAATTTCAAAGAATAGATTTGATGTCATATGCAGTGGATTATATAACCAATAATTCTAATGCTCTCTTGTATCTTGATGCAGGACATCCTAATTGGCACAAACCTAAGATTATTTCTAAACACTTAAAATCTGTTGGTGTCTCTAAATGTAGAGGATTCAGTATAAACATATCCAATTACTATTCAACTGATTATTGTATGACATATGGTAAACGGATAAGTAGATTAATCGGTAACAAACCATTTGTTATAGATACATCGCGAAATGGAAATGGTGGATTGGATGAAGAATGGTGTAATCCACCTGGTAGAAGAATCGGAGAATTTCCAACAACAAACACAAAAGATAAATTATGTGATGCCTTTTTATGGGTAAAACCACCTGGTGAATCAGACGGACGTAAATATAAAGGTAAGATTGCAGGTAGATTTGACCACATAAAAGCCCTTGAATTGATAAATAATAAAAAAAATGCTTGACCCATATAGGCTTTTATTCGTAGCTTTAGTTATGATTATGGGGGGAATATATATTGATTGATGGTTCATGGGAGACCAGCTCCTTTCGCGGACGACATGCCGTTTGAGTAAATGATTTGAGGACTGTGAGGCAGACACTACATCAATCAAAATATTTAAAAAAAATGAAAAAAAGTGAAAAAAGTGCTTGTTTTATTGCAAAATTCTTTGTAGCTTAAGGTATGAAAAAAAGGGAAAATATGAACAATTCAAAACTTAAACATTTTAATCCAATGGCTCTCAGAGAGAAATACTCTGCTGAGAACATTAAGAAGAGGACTAATCCTTTTAGTTCTTTTTGGGCTGACAATGATTGGGATAGTCGTAGAAGTGACTTCATCCTTGATGATGAACAACCAGTCAAGAAAGGTGTTGACCACGTTGCGTTGGCATCTTATCGTAGGGCCATTTCAAACTTTGTTACTATCGTTACTAATGATGGTAATATTCCTGTAAAATTTCAATCTTCTGATAATTCTTATACTGATGGTAAAACTGTCGTTATCGGTTCCAAGATTGATGAAAAGAATTTCGATCCTGTTGTTGGGTTGGCTCTTCATGAGGGTTCACACATCAAACTTTCTGATTTTGATGTAGTTAGAAATCTTGAAAATAACATACCACAAGAATTGTTCGTTAGGGCTGAAAGTCTTGGTTTTCAGAAGTGGGACGTTGTTCAACAAGTTAAGAATCTTCTTAACTATGTAGAAGATAGACGAATTGACTATTATGTTTTCTCTACCTCACCTGGTTACAAGGGTTATTATCACTCTATGTATGACAAGTATTTTCATTCTAAAGTTATCGATAAGGCTCTTAAATCTTCAGAGTATACTTCTTTAGATTGGGATTCATACATTTTCAGAATTATTAATCTTACTAACAAAAATTCTAACTTAGATGCGTTACCATCACTAAAGGACATCTATTATTTCATTTTCAAAAATGATGGTGGTGTTAAAAATCTAAAAAATACTCAAGATGCTTTAGAAGTCGCACTTAATGTTCTTAGACTTGTTTACTCTAATCTTAAACCAATTGTTTCTGATAATGAAGATAGTTCTGAGTCTAATGATGAGTCTGGTGATGGTTCGGATGAACCTAAGAAACTTTCAGATGAAGAGTTTCAAGATATGATGGATAACATGGAGAGTGGTGGTAGTTCCGATAAAGAGTCTAAGGGTGTGGAAGTTGAACTTACAGATGCTCAAAAGAGACAACTTGATAATGCTGTTAAGAAACAAAAAGAGTTCTTAAATGGTGAAACTAAAAAACAAGGTAAGTTATCTAAAAAAGATACTAAGATTGTCAAGACTATGGAAGAGGCTGGTGTTACTCAAGAAACTGCTGGTGAGGGTCTTGAAACTAAGTATGATTACAGAACTAATAGTTACAAAAAGAGTGGTACTAAAGTTATTGTTATCAAGAAGTTGACCAAAGATATGATTGAAGAAGAAATGTTTCCATCGGTTCTCACAAATAGTAATTGGCGTTCAGAAGAGTATGAGGCTAATATTTCTCGTGGTATTCAACTTGGTTCTAAACTTGGTAAGAAATTACAAGTTCGTGGTGAGTCACGTGAGACTAAGTGGACAAGACTTGATAGTGGACGTATTGATAAGAGATTAGTTGCTGAGTTGGGTTTTGGTAATGAGAGAGTATTTTCAACTTCTTTTATTGATAGTTACCAAGATGCTTTTATTCATATTTCAGTTGATGCTAGTGGTTCTATGGGTGGAGAAAAGTGGAACAAGTCAATGACTTCAGTAGTTGCGATTTGTAAGGCGGCTTCCATGATTGAAAACCTTGACGTGGTTGTTTCATTCAGAAGTACTCACAATTCAAATAGATGGGGTAGAGGTGCTGACATAACTCTACCACTTGTACTAATCGCTTATGATTCTCGTGTGGATAAGTTTTCAAAAGTAAAGAATATGTTTGGTAACATTCATCCAGGTGGAACTACTCCTGAGGGATTATGTTTCGAGGCGATTATGGACGAGATTGTTCCTACGGCTACTAACATTGATAGTTTCTTCTTGAACTTTTCGGATGGAATGCCAATGTTCAGTAACAATGAAATTGATTACTATCACGAAACGGCTGTTAATCACACGAGAAAAATGGTTGACAATATTCGTAATCGTGGTATTCAAGTTCTTAGTTACTTTATTGGTGGTGACTATGGTGATGAAAGAAATCTAAGTGACTTCAGAAAAATGTATGGTAAGGATGCCGAGATGATTGACGTTACTTCAGTAATATCTGTTTCCAAGACTATGAATAAGAAGTTCTTAGAAAAGTAATGTTTAAATGGTTATTGTCAAAATGGTATAAACATAGTCCAACCTGTAATTGTGGTTGGGCTATGAAACCATTTGAAAAAAAACATTTTGAGTTTTATTGGAAATGTGTTTGGCCACAATGTAGTTGGGAAACATATCAAGGTTCTAATGGTAAATTACATTGGTGGAAATAAATTTAAAAAAAGTGAAAATAATGCTTGACCCGTATAGGCTTTTTTTTGTAGCTTAGGGTATAAATAATGAGGTATAAATAATGAATTGGAAACTAATAGGAACAAGAGTTGCGGAATTTTTGACTCTTCTATGGATATTTTTCGTGTTTACATTTTTAATGATATTAGGAAATATATAAAAAAAATGAAAAAAAGTGAAAATAATGCTTGTTTTATTGCAAAATTATTCGTAGCTTTATGTATGAATTATGAGACTTTAACAATCAACTCAATTAAAAAAGGAGAAAAATAATATGAGTAACATTGTTGTAAAAATAGAAAAAAGTGGTAATAGGTATAATGCTTGGGATGCCGATGGTAATAAATTCACGTCCCAAATTACCACAGGTGCTCGTAAGAGGGCATATGAAAATGGTACGGCTCTTGAACAAAGAGTCAATAAGGCTGGTAAAAACTATTGGTGGGCAGTTCCGATGTCTGTCTTTGAGTCTACAAGTGCTCCAGTCTTCGATACATCTTCAGTAGAGGTTCCTGAAGACCATGCTGAAATTCTTAACTTTATCCACGATTCTTATAAACTAAAACCTAAAGGTTTGGTGATGAAAGAATTGAAGTGGAAATATCTTATTAGGTCTGCTGTCAGAGGTAAGAATATTCTTATGACTGGCCCAGCTGGTTGTGGTAAAACAATGGCGGCTAAGTCATTGGTCAATTCACTTGACAGACCAGACTTCTACTTTAACTTGGGTGCTACTCAAGACCCAAGAGCTACTCTGATTGGTAACGTCCACTTCGACAAGAAGAAAGGTACTTACTTTTCAGAATCTTTATTCGTCAAGGCGATTCAGACACCGAATGCCGTTATTCTACTTGACGAGTTATCAAGGGCTCATCCAGATGCTTGGAATATTCTGATGACTGTTCTTGATAGTGGACAAAGATATCTCAGACTTGACGAATCGAATGGTCAAGAGACTATCAACGTCGCCGAGGGAGTTACTTTTGTTGCGACCGCTAACATTGGTAATGAGTATACTTCAACTCGTGTAATGGACAAGGCTTTGATGGATAGATTCATTATTGTTGAGATGGACGTTTTAACTGATGACGAAGAGTTTGGACTACTTCAGTATATGTTCCCTAACGTTGATCCTGAATTATTGAAGGCTGTGTCTGAGATATCTCACACCACAAGAATGGAGTCTAAGTCCGATAATGGTAAGTTGACTAATGGTATTTCTACCAGAACTTCTGTCGAGATGAGTGGACTACTCTATGATGGTTTTGGTCTTGATGAGGCGGCTGAGGTGTGTGTCTATCCTCAGTTCATGGATGATGGTGGTATGGACTCTGAGAGAACTTTCATCAAACAATTAGTTCAGAAGTATATTTCTGATGGTTCTTCCGAAGATTTATTCAATGAGGAAGTGGGAAGTGACGGTATGAGTTAATCTCATACCCGAACTCATGGGGGGCAGTTTCTCCTTTTTCTGTCCCCCTTTTTTTTAATTTTAAATAGGAAAAGATATGAAAATAGGTATTGATGTAGATGGTGTTTTAAGAGATTTTCAAACGGCTCTACTAAGTAGGATAAGAAAAAGTTATCCACATTATATTGAAAAAGAATTTGATGAGATTCCATCGTGGAAGATGGAAGATTGTTTTAATGCTACTAAAGAGGAATTACAACAAATTTATTGGCATGATTATTGTGATGAAATTATGGGTAATGGGCCATCCATAAAAGAAAACGTAGATTTCCTCAGAGATAAACTTAATAGTAAACGTGACTATTCTATAGTATGTGTTACGTCACAAAAACCACATGCTAGACATTTTACTTTAAAGTGGTTAGGTAATCAACAACTTAACTTTGATGAGGTTTATTTTAAGAAGGGTAGACAAAAATGGAAAGTTCCTGTTGATTGGTTAGTCGATGATTCGCCTTCTAACTATGAGGCTTGGATTAAAAATAAAAAAGATTGGAATTACATACTTTTAGATACTATATATAATAGAGGTATTAATCCTATGTATCGAGTTAAAAATCTCAAAGATGCATTTAGTAAAATGGAGTTATAATGAAAGTGATAAAAGATTCAAAGTCAAAAAAAGAAGTAAATTCTTATCTAACAGGAGACGGTGGTGACATCGTAACAATGATGGAAAAAGAGTGGCCAGAGATGACTGCCGAGTTTCGTAGGCTACAAAGAGAACAATATGAATTGTTCTTACATAAACAACATGATTATGGGCCAGGTAATATTTCAGTAGGTACACAACTTCAGACCGAAGAAGAAATTCAATTGTCACTTACGGGTCTTTGGTTTAGGATGAACGATAAGATACAGAGACTTAAGACTATGTTAATGACTAAGAGAGAGTCTGCTGTTGATGAACCAATGGAAGATGCTTATCTTGATGTTTCTAATTATGGTATAATGGCAACTATAGTGAAGAACGGCAAATGGGGAAAGTAAATGAAAGAAATAATCGAAAGGGTTTTAGAAAGGTTTGGTGACCAGACTAATTTAGGTTCAAAGGCTGCAAGAGAACGTATATCTTCTGAAATAGAAGCAGTGTTGGCAGGTGGTACAAGTGAAGAAGAAAATGATTGGATTTGTGAACATTGTGGAAAAGACACTTCTACAGTAGAGTATGATTATATTGGGAATGGTACTAATCATTTACAATGTGATTTATCATATGCACGTGAGGCTGAGGAATGTAGTACACAACATTCTGCTTTATATCCATGGCATAAAGACGAAACAAAACATTTTGCAGATGGATTTCATGAGGGTAGATGGGAAGAGGATGTTAATGTATTATCCGAACAAATAATTGATAATATTTCAGGACAATATGAAATGTTTCCTGAACTACAAAAATATATTTATGAAAGTCCTGATGGTGGTAAAACAATATATAGAAGACCCATCGGAGATTATAAAAATGAAAACAGAGTAAAGTTAAGTAAAGAGGAATGGGAAAATGAAAAAAACAGAATGGTCTGAGTTTGATAAGTACACAGTCATGGCAGACAAATCAAATAGAGTTAAATTAGGATATCAACATTTTTTAACGTTCAAAATTGTTATGGAAAAAATTAGGTCAATGTTAAAGTCACCTCAAGGTGGTTCATTTAATCTGATTGGTGATACTTATATAAAAACACCTACACATGATGAGGTCATGAAATGTTTAGATGCAGTTGATGATTGTAGATATCATGATTTAATAACAGCCGTTGCACACAGAATGAATATGTCTTATATGTTGAGTGCTTCTTAGGAGATTTGATATGGGTAAACAAGTAAAGAAACATGGTTATAGTTGTAAGTTAGTTAGGGTTGTCGATGGTGACACTTGTGACGCTATGATAGATTTAGGATTTGATGTTTGGGTTAAATCAAGAATCAGATTCTATGGTGTTGATACTTGGGAATCAAGAACGAGAGATTTAGCTGAAAAAGAAAAAGGTTTAGCTGCTAAGGCCTATGTAAAAGACCTTTTAGAAAATTCAGATGATGGTAAGTTTAGTATAATTTCACATGGTAAAGGTAAGTATGGTCGTGTACTTGGAGAGATATTTGTAAAGGGACATGATAAGTCTGTTAATGAATTACTAAAAGAAAACGGACATGCTTATGAATATCATGGGGAAAAGAAAAAAGTATTTGGAAGTTAGATAAGGCAAAGGTTATAATTGAAGTATTTAGTTTTAAAGAATCACATGACTCCTGATGGTGTGCTGTATCAAAATGAAGTTGTAAAAGAACACTCTGAAGTACAAGCAAAAAATCACATAAGAGTCAAAGATAGCATGGGAAGAATTTGGACAGTTCCAAAAAATATTTTAAAAAAGAAAAATTAAATTACATTTTAGTGCGGTTAGACACTATATATAGATGTATCAAGAATGATACAATTAATGACAAATGAAACATAATAAAATAAGGATAAGCTAATGGATATTAATGCAATTAGAAAGCGATTAAATCAGTTACAAACCACAAATACCAGAACTTCCAATCTTTGGAAGCCACAACCTGGTAAAACTCAAATCAGAATAGTACCAAATAAATCAAATACAGACATTCCATTTATAGAATTGTTTTTTCATTATGATTTAGGCGGGAAATCTTATTTATCACCTATCTCTTTCGGTAGACCAGACCCTATTGAGGAATTTGCAAACAAACTCAAGTCAAGTGGTAATCGTGAGGATTGGAGACTCGGTAAAAAGTTAGAAGCCAAAATGAGAACTTTCGCACCTGTGATTGTTCGTGGTGAAGAAAACGAGGGTGTAAAGTATTGGGGATTTGGTAAAACAGTTTACCAAGAACTTCTATCTATCATCGCCGATCCAGATTATGGTGATATATCCGATCCTGTTAGTGGACGTGACGTTGTAGTCGAATTCAAAACAGCAGAGGAAGTTGGAGCTTCTTTTCCAAAAACTACTATCCGAGTAAAACCTAATCAAACTGCTCTATCTGATGATAAGATTCAGTTAGAAAACTTTTTGAGTAATCAGAAAGACATCAATGAGATTTATCAAGAATTATCTTATGATGAGTTGACAGAGGCTTTACAGGCTTGGTTAACACCAAGTGATGATGAGGATGATAGTGACGTGGAAGAGGCAGTATCTACATCTAAAGTAGCAGAGACTCCTGTATCTAATACTACAGATGCCTTTGACGAGCTATTCAGTAAGTAAATCACAAATAAAAAGGTGGCTAAGGTTAAGAGCCACTGTTAAGACTCTGTCTTTCTGGAACCACCTTTTGTTTTTTAAGGAGAAAATATGTCAGTAAGAGATGACCTTGCGAATGTTTTGGCTTCTGATATCAATAAGAAGTTTAAAGATTCAAAAGTTGCATACTTTTTGGATGGTTCAGATACCACACCAACAGATGTAACTGATTTTGTTTCTACAGGTTCTACCACTTTGGATTTGGCTATATCTAATAGACCAAATGGTGGTATTGCTGTTGGTAGAATAACAGAGTTAAATGGATTAGAATCAAGTGGTAAATCTTTATTGGGTTCCCATATATTAGCAGAGACCCAAAAGAAAGGTGGTGTTGCAGTATACATAGATACTGAGACTTCAGTTAGTACAGACTTTTTAGGTGCTATTGGAGTTGATGTTGGAAGTATGTTGTATCTACATCTTGAAACAGTAGAAGATATCTTTGAGGCTATCGAAGAACTCGTAACTAAGATTAGAGAATCAGATAAAGATAGACTCGTTACTATTTTAGTTGATAGTTTGGCAGCTGCAACTACTCGTACTGAGTTAGCTGGTGACTTTGATAAAGATGGTTGGGCTACTTCTAAGGCCATAATCATATCAAAGGCTATGAGAAAGATTACTCAAATGATTGGTAGACAAAAAATATGTTTAGTATTTACTAATCAGTTAAGACAAAAATTAGGTGTAATGTTTGGTGACCCTTGGACAACAAGTGGTGGTAAGGCATTACCATTTCATGCTTCAACAAGAATTAGATTAAAGAATGTTGGACAAATTAAAAAAGGTAATGATACGGTTGGTATGAAAATGAGAGCTCAAGTTGTTAAGAATAGACTCGGGCCACCAATGAGAAGTGCTGACTTTAATTTATTTTTCGAAACAGGCCTTGATAACAATGGTAGTTTATTACAAGTACTTAAAGATAATAAGATTGTTAAACAAGGTGGGTCTTGGTATACTTTAGATTTTGATGGGGATGAGATTAAATTTCAATCAAAAGATTGGGATGCTCTATTGAAAGATAGACCAGAAGTGTATGACTATTGTTATGAAAAAGTTTGTGAAGCTTCGATTCTAAAGTATGACCCTAACTTCGGTATTGATGATATAGCAATCGAAGAAACACCTGATGAAGAACAATAAAAGATACATTTCAATTCTTGAAAGTATTAAGAACAACGGCGGTAATTTAGAGGACGGAACAAAAAACGATAAAGTGTTGATTATAGATGGCCTGAATACTTTTATTAGAGTATTCAGCGTTATGCCAACTACTAACGAGGATGGAATTCACGTTGGTGGAATAGTTGGCTTTCTTAGGTCAATTGGTTATAGTATAAAAACTCTAAATCCCACTCGTACTATCATCGTGTTTGATGGTAAGGGTGGGTCAAACCGCCGTCGCTCTTATTATTCAAACTATAAAGAGAATAGAAAAACACGTACACGTCTAAATAGAGTTCATAGTTTTGACAACATCGAAGATGAACGTAAAAATATGATGATGCAGTTTAGTAGGTGTATAGAATATCTTGAACATTTACCTTTAACAATTTTATCAATCGATGGTATAGAGGCTGATGATACAATAGGTTACATTGCTAAACAAGTTCTGAAAGATTCTAAAATAGATATTATGTCTACTGATAAAGATTTTCTTCAGTTGGTTGATGATAGAATTAAAGTTTGGTCACCCACGAAGAAAAAAAGATATGATGTTGAAAACTTTGAAGAAGAATATGGAATAAGACCAAATAATTATTTATTATTAAGAATGTTTGAGGGTGATAGGTCTGATAACATTAGTGGTGTAAAAGGGATAGGTAAAAAAACTTTGTTGAAAAACTTTCCATGGCTAACAGATGGAAATCAATATACTTTAGAAGATATAATGAAAGTCGCAACTGCCAAAGAAAAAGAAAACAAAAACTTTTATGGAAAAATTATTGAATCAAAAGAAACTTTATTTCTCAATAGAAGATTGATGCAACTCAATGATGTTGATATACCTAATTCAGATAAATTAAAAATAATGAGTAAGGTTGACGAAAAGATTCCTAATTTGGCTAAGATAAAATTTCAACAAATGTTTTTAGAAGACAGAATGTTTAATACTTTACCTAATCTTGATAGTTGGTTATTGTCTACTTTCAATCAATTAAACAAATACGCAAAAAAAGATTGAATATGGGACGCCGTAGAATATATTTAACTAAGGATGAGAAACAAAAAGCTCAACGTAGATGGCAAATGGAACACTACTGGCGTAACTCAGAAAAGATAAAGAAAAAAGCACGTGAACGTTATAGAAATAAAAAAGCTGCAATGATACTAAAAGAAAAGGAAAAAGACCTATATGGCGAATAATGATACTTTAACTTCGTATGGGCCAAATTTTCAAATCAAAATAATATCTTGTTTGTTATCAGATAAGGTATTTCTACAAACAATATTCGATATAATTAATCCAAGTTACTTTGATTCAGATGGTAACAAATTACTTATCAAAATGATAATGGGTTATTTTACTGAGTACAAAACTAAACCTACTCTTGACGTACTTAAAGTTAAGATAGATAAAATAGATAGTGATGTATTAAAAGTCTCTGTAGTAAAGAACTTAAAAGAAGCTTGGAGACAAATCGAATCAGAAGATTTGGACTATGTAAAAAATAAGACACTTGAATTTTGTAGGAATCAAGTTATCAAGTCTGCTATCATGGAGTCGGTGGAATTACTTGAAGGACAAAATTATGATGGTATAAAAAAAGTAATAGATGAGGCTATGAAGGCGGGTAGTAGTCGTGATATTGGTCATGATTATGTAGAGGGTTTGGAAGAAAGATTAACCGAATCTGTTAGGGATGTGGTTTCTACATCATGGGATGTAATAAACGAGGTTATGGATGGTGGTTTAGGTAAAGGTGAACTTGGTGTTATTGTTGCTCCAGCTGGTATTGGTAAGACTTGGATGTTACAAGTATTGGGTTCTGCAGCTGTCAAGGCTGGTTTAACAGTTGTACATTATACCTTAGAGTTGAATCAAACTTATGTCGGATTAAGATATGATACTGTTTTTAGTGGAGTCACTACTGCAAACATAAAGTATCATCAAGATGATGTTAAAAAAGTTATTGAGAGATTACCAGGTAAGTTGGTGATAAAATATTATCCTACAAGGTCTGCAACAGTTCCTACTTTGGCATCACATCTTAAACAATTAGATATACAAAGTATAAAACCAGATTTAGTTCTTGTAGATTATGCAGATATACTTAGGGATGTTGGTGGAGCAAGAGAGGTTAGACATCAGTTAGGTAATATTTACGAGGACTTAAGAGGTATGGCTGGTGAATTTGATTTACCAGTATGGACTGCATCACAGGCAAATCGTTCATCCTTAGAGGAAGAAGTTATAGATGCATCAAAAGTTGCGGAGTCTTATTCAAAGGTTATGACTGCAGATTTCGTAATGTCGGTTAGTAGAAAAGTAGAGGATAAAGTTGCAAATACTGCAAGAGCTCATGTCATTAAAAATAGATTTGGAGTTGATGGTATTACTTATCCTGTAACAATGAACACCAATATAGGAAAGGTGGATATATTTGAAAGTAGTACTGTAAGTGGAATGGAAGTACAAGGAAAGATGAATAATTCTGAAGAATACTTACGACAAATGGCTGGAAAAAAATTCACAGATTATAGTAAAAAAGTTGAAGGACTTGAGTAAAGATTATCATATATATAATAGTTATATAAGGTCACACTAATGAAGACGAAATAAAAATAAGGTAAGTCGTATATGGAACAGAAATTTAAGTTATCAGATAATTTTATATCAAAGTATAAAAGGAAAAAAGCTCCTTTTGGTTTTAATGGATTAGGTGAATTGGTTTACATGAGAACCTATTCAAGAATTAAAGAAGACGGAAAAAACGAGAGATGGTGGGAAACGGTTCAAAGGGTTGTAGAGGGAACTTACTCTATGCAAAAGAAATGGATTGAATCACACCAATTAGGGTGGAACGCGTGGCAAGCTCAAGCGTCAGCTCAAGATATGTATGAGCGGATTTTCACAATGAAGTTCTTGCCTCCTGGTCGCGGTCTGTGGGCTATGGGAACACCAATCACAGAAGAAAAGGGATTATATGCCGCCCTAAACAATTGTGCATTTGTATCAACAAAAACACTTAAAGAAGATTATGCAAAACCATTTTGTTTCTTGATGGATGCATCAATGTTAGGAGTTGGTGTTGGATTTGATACAAAAGGTGCAGGAGAAATAATAGTTAAAGGAGTTGAAAAGGACAGAGACGAACAAGTATTTGAGATACCAGATACTCGTGAGGGTTGGGTCGAATCTCTAAAGTTATTATTAGAAAGTTATTTTCATGGACAAGCTCCAATCGAATTTAACTACACAAAGATAAGACCAGCAGGTGAACCCATACATGGTTTTGGTGGAGTATCAAGTGGACATGAACCATTGTTGGAAGTACATGAAGAAATAAGAAAGGTATTGGAAAAGAATAGTGGTGAACCAATTTCAGTTACCACAATCGTGGACATTATGAATCTCATAGGAAAGTGTGTAGTCGCGGGTAATGTTAGAAGAACTGCTGAGATTGTATTTGGTGACCCACATTCAGAAGAATATTTAGATTTAAAGAATTATAAAGTTAATCCTCATCGTGACCAATATGGTTGGACAAGTAATAATAGTATATTTGCAGAACTTGGTATGGATTACACCGAAGTATCAAAAAGAATTGTAGACAATGGTGAACCAGGTTTAGCTTGGTTGGATAATATGAGAACCTACTCTCGTATGAAAAATGGTGGAGACGACAAAGACCACAGAGCAATGGGTGGTAATCCATGTTTGGAACAAACGTTAGAATCATATGAATTGTGTTGTTTAGTAGAGACCTTTCCTGATAACCATGATTCATTTGAAGATTATGCTCGTACACTAAAATATGCATATTTATATGCAAAAACAGTTACATTAGGTAGAACTCATTGGTCAGACACCAATAGAGTTATGTTAAGAAACCGAAGAATCGGTTGTTCTGTAAGTGGAGTTGCTCAATTTATTACTCACAGAGGAATCGATGTACTTAAGGAGTGGTTAAATGATGGATATGATGTCATTCAAAAATGGGATGCAACATATTCTGATTGGTTTGCCGTACCAAAGTCAATTAAAACTACTTCAGTTAAACCATCTGGCACCGTTTCACTATTGGCTGGTGCTACTCCAGGTTTACATTATCCCGAAAGTAGATTTTATATTAGAAGAATTAGGGTATCTAAACATTCAGAATTGTTGGAACCTATGAAAAAGGCAGGTTATAAAATAGAACCAGCATTTGGTTCAGAGGACACTACGATGGTTGTAGAAGTTCCTGTAGATGTCGGAGAGGGTATTAGGACTGCAGGAGAACTTTCAATTTGGGAACAATTTAGTTTGGCTGCATTTATGCAACGACATTGGGCAGATAACCAAGTAAGTTGTACGGTGACTTTTGACCCTAAAAAAGAATCCGAACAAATTGAACCAGCTTTAAACTATTATCAATATCATCTAAAAGGTATTAGTCTGTTACCAAGACATGACTATGGAGCTTATCCACAAATGCCTTATGAAGCTATTGATGAAAAAGAGTACAATAAACAAGTTAAAAAACTTGGTAAACTATCGTTTGGTGTTATTAAAAATGAAGAAGCGGATATAGATAAGTTTTGTAATAATGATTCTTGTGAAGTGCCATCGTTGACAGGTGATAACGATGACCAAGAATATGCGAACTAAATTTCACATACAAAAGCGGACAGGCAGAAGACACACCTGTAGAAAAATGTGTCTATTAATGAACAAAGTAGGAGATGATTATGAAATATCGTAATCTACTTGTATCAGTTCTCATGATTAGTGGGTTGGTTGCACAATCCATAGTTGGAACAGTAACTGATGCAAGCTCAAAACCACTTGAAGGAGCAAACGTCATTGTAGTCGGTACTGATTTAGGTGCTGTCTCAGATAAAGATGGTTCATATTTGGTAGATGTTTTACCAGGTGAATACAATGTAATTGTATCTTTCATAGGTTATAAATCTTCAACACAATCCGTTGTGATTGGAGAAGACAATGTGAATGTTGATTTTGAATTGACAATTGACGCACTCACATTAACAGACGTTGAGGTATTAGCATCTCGTGCGTCTGAAACCACTCCTGTTGCTTACACTAATGTTAGTAAAGAAGAAATGGAAATAAGACTTGGTTCCCAAGATATTCCGTTGATTCTAAATACGACACCAAGTGTATACGCTACTGGTCAAGGTGGAGGTGCGGGTGATGCCCGTATAAACATTCGTGGGTTTAACCAACGAAATGTTGCAGTTATGATTAATGGTGTTCCACAAAATGACATGGAAAACGGATGGGTTTACTGGTCTAATTGGGACGGAGTAGGAGATGCAACTTCTTCTATTCAGGTACAAAGAGGACTAAGTGCGGTAAACTTAGCTACACCATCGATTGGTGGAACAATGAACATCATAACCGACCCTGCATCTTTTGAAAGAGGTGGAAAGGTGAAACAAGAAGCTGGTAGTGGTGGTTTTCTAAAAACTACCATGAACTACAATTCAGGACTAATTAATGATAAGTTAGCTCTTAGTGGAACTATTGTTCGTAAAACTGGTGATGGAATCATCGATGGTACATGGACAGACGCTTGGGCTTATTATTTTGGTGGTTCTTATGCTCTGAGTGAAAAACAGAGATTTGAATTGTATGCTATTGGAGCACCACAAAGACATGGTCAGAATCTATACAAACAGAATATCGCAACTTACTCTCAAGAGTTAGCTGGTGACATCGATGGATACGATGAAACTGCTTTCTCTGAAGGTGAGAAGTTTGAAACTGAAGCTGGTAGATTCTTCAATCAGAATTGGGCACCAGTTGACCCATCATACAAAGGCCAACAATATTGGTATATGTATGGTGCAAGAACAACTGATAGGTATAGTCCAAATCTGTTGAATGAAAGAGAAAACTTCTTTCATAAACCATTAGTAAACCTAAACCATTTTTACGAAATTAATGAACAGATGAGATTAAGTTCAGTTCTTTATTGGAGTGGTGGTTCAGGTGGTGGAACAGGAACTTACGGAAGTGTAAGTAGAAGTCCTGCAGTTGAAGGAGAAAGATGGTATGCATCTTCACCTTGGACATGGGATTGGAATTCTGAGATTGAAGAGAATTCTAACAATATTGATTCTGCTTGGTCTGTAGATGAAAATCGTTCCACAGGTATTTTACGTAACTCAATCAATAGACAGAACACCTATGGTTTGATTTCTAAATTAAACTATGATGTGAGTGATGAAATAGAAGTTCAGTTTGGTATTGATTGGAGAACTGCTGGTATAGAACATGCTAGAGAAGTTCGTGACTTACTTGGTGGAGACTACTATGTAGACTACGCTGACGACAATTTTGCTGATGGTAAGAAAGTTGGATTAGGTGATATTATTGCTTATCATAACAACACCACAGTAGATTGGTTTGGTGCTTTTGTACAAGGTCAATACGATACTGAAAAGATAAATCTATATGGTATGGGTGGTATCTCTACCATTGGGTATACTTATCAAGACCACTTCTCAGTAGACAAAGAAGTTGTTGAGGCTGATAACATTACTACTTTTCAAGTTAAAGGTGGTGGTAGATATAATCTTGATGACAGACTTTCAGCATTTGCTAATGTTGGGTATG